CAGCCTGAACGATAAGATCGCGGATAAGTTAGAGGAAGCTGAAATCCTCACAACAATCATGGTGACGGTCTCGAAAGAGCTAGCTAAACGCGCACCATAATGAAGGGGGCTTCCTGCCCCTCTTTTGAAAATCATAAGGAGACCTTTATGCCAGTTAATGACAATCTGGTTTTAGTCTGTGGCAAAGCTGCTACAGGTAAATCAGCATCCCTGATGGATATTAAAAATCCAGAAGGTGTAATTTATTTGAACTGTGAAGCAGGTAAGAAACTACCGTTTCGATCCAAGTTTAAGCAGTTTGTAATCACCGATCCTATGCAAGTTCAACAAGCTTTTCAGGAAGCTGAGAACATGGAAGGTGTTCATACAATCGTTATCGACAGCCTGACATACCTAATGGATATGTTTGAGTCGGTATACGTATTGAACGCAGCCAACACGATGAAGGCATGGGGAGAGTACGCACAATTCTTTAAGACGATGATGCAACAATGGGTTGCCGCGTCAACAAAGAATGTAATCTTCCTAGCTCACACCAAGGATGACTTAAATGAGTCTGAAATGGTGATGGAGACTTCTGTACCGATCAAAGGTTCTGCTAAGAACAACGGTGTGGAATCTTACTTCTCAGCAATCATTTCAACGAAGAAAGTAAACCTGAAGAAGTTGGACGGGTACAAGTCTGAGTTGTTGAACATTTCACCTGAAGAAGAAGCACTTGGCTTCAAATACGTTTACCAAACTAAGTTGACGAAGGAAACCGTCAATGAGCGTATGCGTTCACCTTTAGGTATGTGGGATACCAACGAGACCTACATCGACAACAACCTTCAGCATGTTCTGAATCGACTCCACGAATACTACGGAGAAGAAGAGGAAGCCGCATGACCTTTACCCAAATGGTGCAAAACCTAAGCAAGTCTGGGCAAGTGATTTCGGATGACCTGAATCAGAGCACGGAAAATAAGGTGTTACTTTTAACTGTAGCAACAGCAGCTATCCAACAAGCGTTTGCGTTAGATCAAGCCAAGAAACAGGCTATCTATAACAAACCGCTTGGAATGGTTGCAGATGGTATTGACCTAACGGATGTAACAAGTCCGTTAGGTCGTATTCAACTAAGTCCCGAGCAAGCAGATCTACTCCACATGGCAGTAGGCGTTGCAGGGGAGGCGGGTGAATTGCTACACGCAGTTATGAGCCACATTCTTAATGCAGAACCTATCGACCATGAGAATATGGTCGAAGAGTTGGGTGATCTAGAGTTCTTCTTAGAAGGAGTCAGACTCAACCAACAAATCACACGAGATGAAACCATCTCACACAATATGAATAAGTTAGGTGTCCGATACCAAGAAGGAACCTATTCAGATTCAGCCGCACAATTACGTGCAGATAAAATTTAATTTTTGGAGACTACCATGTTTGATAATTTGAAAGCCGTAGAAGGCGTAGAGCAAGAGAAAGACGTTACATCTAACCGAGTCCCACTTGAGTCAGGTATCTACCCTGCAATCATCAAGCTTGCTTACACAGGCAAGTCTAAAGGTGGCGCAATGTCAGTTACTATCCACGCTGAAGTGGAAGGTAAGATGCACCGTGAAACTCTATGGGTTACATCTGGTGATGCGAAAGGCAACCTACCTTTCTACACTAAGCAAGACGGTTCTAAAGCCTACTTGCCGGGCTACAACGTGTTTGAGGCTATCTCTCAGTTAGCAGCAGACAAGCCTGCTTCAGCTCTATCAGCAGAACCTAAGATGGTTAAGTTGTATAGCTTTGAAGAGCGTAAAGAAACGCTTCAACAGGTTGATGTAATCGCTGAACTTCTAGACAAGCCAGTTTACCTTGGTCTTCTAAAAGTCATTGAGGACAAGACTGAGAACGATGGTGCAGGTAACTATGTACCAACTGGTGAAACTCGTGAGTTGAACCAGATCGACAAAGTGTTCCGTGCAAGTGACCGTATGACGGTTACTGAAGCGAAAGCTAACGCAGAGTCACCTGACTTCTACAACCGTTGGGATGCGAGTAACACTGGTAATACTCGTGATAAGTCTACGAAGGATGCCGGTAAATCTGGCGCACCTACAATGACTGCAACGGTTACAGCGGCAGCAGCTCCTGCAACTAAGACGTTATTTGGCGGATAAAGCACCCATCTTCCTCGAAGATGTTTAGGGCTACTTTCGAGTAGCCCTCTTTTTATTTCGGAGTAAATACGTTGATAGTAATTGGAATTGATCCAGGGACTTCAGGCAGTTTAGTAGCCCTTAATGGGGATACTATGGAGCATTTAGATCATCTGCTTACACCAACCATTAAAGTTGGTACAAAGAACAGACTTAACGGTGGTGCAGTCGCAGCATGGTTACGGCAGTTCACCAAAATAGATCATGTCTTTATTGAGAAAGTAAACGCAATGCCTAGTGGTGGAGTGAAGATGGGAGCGGGTTCCGCTTTTACCTTTGGCCACTCAGCAGGGTATGTAGAAGGCGTTGTAGCAGGAATGGGCTTACCGATCACCTTAGTCACACCACAGCAGTGGAAGAAGGCAAATAGTCTTATAGGAACAGGTAAGGACGAAGCTAGATCACGTTGCACACAACTCTACCCAGAACTACGTGTACTGGATCTCAAAGGCAAAGGTCAGGCCGTAGCAGACGCTATTCTAATTGCTCGCTACGGAATAACTCATACATTAAATAGGAATTAGTGAAATGCAATTCGCGCTAAAGCAAGAAGATATTGAAGTAGCAATCAAGCTATATGTACGTCACATGGGCTTGGAACAGGATGTGGAAGAAGTAACCTTTAAACAACTGAGAAAAGGAGGCTTCGGAGTTGAAGCAAATGTTCGTTTATCAGTCCCTAAAGTGGATCTTACTCCGACACCCGTACCTAGCAACCACACACAAGTTGTGGGTAACGTACAAGCTGTCGCAGAAAGTGTACCAACACCTGAAGCAGCAACAGATGACGGATCAACCGACATCGAACCAGACGATGAAACTGTAGACACATCAGCTAAATCTATATTTGGTGGCTAGTCTAATTGCAGTCGTTAGGGGACTCCTGACGCTCTGCTTTTTCATCCTTACAAGTTGTCTTATCGTAGGAGCAGTTTGCCTTGTGATAGCAACAGTAAGTGTATTGGGAACTATCATCGGTGTTCTTTTACCAGTGGTGGTAGTTGCCTTTATCCTTTACCTTGGATTTCGTGAAGCAAGGAATAAGAATGATAACAACCTGTACTGAATAAAATTCAAGGCTCTCCGAAGAGAGCCTTAACTTTTACTTAGTTGAACAGACTTAGAATCATGTGAATTGGAAGTATGTCATCAATAACTGATGGTAACTTCAAAGCACCAGAGTCAATCGGGATATTCCCGATATGCTCCCAAGCACCTGAATCCAACACAGTAGGTGTTCCCGCAGCGAAGGCTTCCAACATACCGATCACCATAGTCCGAGCAGGATTCTCCTGCATAGCCAAGATCAATGGCTTCTGGATACGGATGAAGTACTTCATAAAGAACATCAAACCAGTGTCATTCATATAGTTCATGCCTTTGTGTTGTGGCAGATCGTAGTTAACGAACGCCTCATCCACTAGCTTCAAAGCCTCTTCTTTCGATTTGGTTTTGATTAAGTGGTCGTACAAAGTACATCGAGCTACGAAGTCACTGATTGCCGTACCCTGAGCCAGTAGCTTATACACTGGAGTATCGTGGGTTAAGAACAACGACTTACCTACAGTCTTCACTGAATCAGGTATGTAAGCCGTCTTCTCAGAAGTCCACTTACTAAACTGGCTCAAGTGTGAGTATTGGTCAGTCTCGCTATCCACATCTTCTGCGATAGTCTGGAAGAGGTTCGCATCAATCAGCTCTTTAGTAGGATTACGCTCTATTGCGTCTTCCAACTCAGCCATACGATCCTGAACATCCTCTATAACCTGTCCACCCAAGAAGCCTGATTTAACCATCGCTTGTAACTGCGTTAGTTCGTTACTATCACGTTGGTAGTTAAGAATGGCTTTGGTGTACAACGCCTTCTTGCTTACCATGTCAGTAGCAGGTACACCCCACATCCACATGAGGGATGCGTTCGCTACATCGTTACCGAGCAATGTAAACAGGTTCTTGATTACTACCGTATCTTTCACCATCGAAGCCAGTTCATTCCAAATGGCTTCTGCATTGGCTAATCGGTTTGCTGCTTTCTTCCCTAAGAACAGCTCTCCCCAGAACATGATCGAGTTCTCAAGCATATTCGTATGGATACCTTCATCACGCTTATCAAACATGTTGCCTATCGTGTAGGCGTGGTAGCCAAACATCATGTTGTAAACTTCTTTAGGAACCATCATTTCACTCTTACCCCAAACACTGCGGATCTGTTTCCGTGTGTGTTCTGGCAGTAGTGAGTATGCTTCACGAATTTCACGATCCTCTGAATCAGGACTAAAGCGGATATAGTTGCCCTGGAGTTTTATTGGATCGTTCTTGTACTGATCTTTCAGTGTACGGACAGCCGTACTGTTAATCGCCTCAGTACCTTGCTTATCGTAGATCTGACCTGACATACGCCCAACTACATGCGTAATATCATTATCAGGCTCCAGTACTTGTTTCGTGCTGTCTTCCATAAGGTAACGGTATGAAGATACTCGACCATCTTCACCGAACGCCGGAACCAACCACGTAGACTCTTTATAGGTACGTTCTGGATCAAAGTTAGGGTTAGAGAAGCGTTTGTAGTGGCCTTGGTGCTGCGCTTTATACACATCACGCTTACCTTGCTCAGATACCTGTGAACGACTCATACCACTGTCTAGCAAGTCTTGGTTTAGTGAGACTTTTGTACCACGAGTACGTTTCGCAGTTAGACCCATAACGCCCGTTATTCTTCGAGAGGCAGGACGGTCTATTGTTACCAAGATCTTCGCTGTCTTGTTTGGATCGCCTTTCGCAATCTTGAGTGGCTCATCGACAGCCTGAACATAGCCTTTGGCTTTGTAACTAGCCAAGTCAGCCACATCAATTAACAGCATCTCTTTGTGTGGGTTAAATGTCTCTTTGACGTAACCCTTCATATAGTTAACTTCAGAGCGAGCAAACAACACTTCTTTTGCTTCTTTCTGTAGTGCTCGATGTTGATACACCGCAGCAACAACACCATTCTCAGGGCCAGATCGTTGGTTCTCAGCCACCAATACCGAATGTGCATCAGACAGTACTTGTGGGCTATGTTTGCCCGTGTAGTCGATTGCAAGCAAAGTGATGAGCTTGTCGATATGTGGTTGGTTTGCTGCCGCTTCGTTTGCCTTAATACCCATACCCATCAGGTGTGCGATGTTGTGGGCATTGAGAAGCATGTGCTCTCCACCAGATCTTCCAGTCGCTAGGTGATAAGCCAGTTGCTTGGATTTGCCGATATAGAATTCTTTATGCCGACCAGTCAACTTAGCCATCGTTGCTTGGATTTCTTTCTGACGAGTAGCATTGTCACCAATTACCGCTGCCAGAGCTTCGGCATTATCATCAACATGGTAATCGTCATAGATGCTCTGAACATCCAAACGTAAGAACACCTTGGTTACAGCCGCTTTCTGTTCAGTGGTGTAGTCCTTAGCATTATTACTAAACCCAGAAGCCGTAAGTTTGGTTACATTGTCGATGATTTGTTTACGGTGACGCTGTGCATCCGTAGAGATACGTAGCAGCTTGTAGAACACCTCGGTCTTGTTAGTTGCACCAATCAAATCATTGGCCAACTCGCCCATGATTCCATTACGACCTGCGTTTGCCGTGTTGTACAAAGTACGTAAACCGTTAAGCAGCTCCTCACCCTTTTTAGATGCAATTGTATTAGTGATTCCCGCAAGTGACTTCACTACATTTGATTCATGGTTCTTAATCGTGTCTCTGTCAGTGAAGTCAGCCACACTCTTACGTAACTTAGCAGCCGCGTTAGTCGTCATGCTCTCTAAGGCATTAGGAGAAGCAGCACGTTCTTTAGCAAGCAAGTCCTTATATCTGGCTTCGTTGTCTGCTGTGTCCTGTAGTAGCTTCGCTAGACGGTCTCCGGCATTGTGTGCCTGTAACGTATTTGGCATAGCTGATGACAATACAGAGAGTGTTGCCATAACCAAGCGTTGCAATTTACCACCCAGTTTCTCCCTTACCAGATCATCGGTAAAAGAGGGAACACGCAAATTTGCAAGCTTCGATTTTAATTCAGGGTATGTTTGCGATAGTGCAACAAACCTAGCCAAGTACTCTTTCGGATTGTCCCGCGAATTAAAGATCATATCGTAGGCTCCCGCAGGTAGA